AGTTGAGTCCGGCGAACGCGCCTTTGAGCAGGCGGTTGTGGAAATCTAGGAACGGGTTGCCAGGGCGATTGTTGACGAGCGTCTCGATCTTGCCGCCGCTGTTGCTGCGGAAATATCGGACAGTGCCGCCGTCCAGTGACTCGACGGTCATGCCTTTACATGATGCGGTGTCGCCGATCAGTGCGTTGTATGGATCGTCTAGGTCTGGGCCGCCGGTGTCGTTGTATTCAACAAGCGAGATGCTGCTCATTTGCAGCATGGCCAGACGCTCCCACTCGGTGCTCTGGATCATGTCCCGGCAATCGTTGATGCAGTGGGTCAGAGCGGTCAGTCCGCGGGCTTGGTATTGATACTCAGGATCGAACAGGTGAATAACGTTTTGCGCCGGTAGCCATTGATCCAGCTCACCGCGCTTGTCGCAGAACGCGTATTCCTTGGCCTCGCCGCTCGCGAAGTAGGTTATGCCGTCCTGCAACATCCCGCCGCGATACATCTGCCCGTCACTGTATCCACGCGGGGTGGCGATCCGGTGGGATGGGATGCCCTGATACTGTGGGAAGCCGGTGGCTGTCTCAGTCAGGAGGATGAAGATTTCGCCGTCAACGTCGATGCTGGTGGAAAATCCGAACAGGTTGGTCTTGAGGTCGTGCATGCCGCCGCGCCCGTCGCCGATGGGGTAAAAGCTGTCGGTCAGGAACTTTGTGGCCATCTTTCCGAACTCTGCATCGCCGCCGGTGTAAATCGGGACGAACGCCCGACCGACGGTATACATGCCGCGCTGATTGATGGCGTTTTTGATCGGTCCGAAGTTGAGGTAAATCCGGCGGGCATGGCTCTGCAAGGTCACGCGATCCATTGCAGGCACCAGGTCGCTGATGTCCTTCTTCTCGACCGGCTCATAGGGGCGGTAGCGCGTGTCTTGTGCCGCGCGTGCCGCCTTGTAGCTGATCTGTCTGCCGAATTCGTCGATTATTGCCATGGTGTTCTCGTGTTAAAATCGACCGAGCGAGCGGCTGGAGCTAGGCACGAAGCCGTTGCCAAGATATTCCATGGCCATCCGCAGTGCAGTCTGCCGCTCGGTTTCGTTCAGCCCGACCAGCTTCGCCATGGTCACGCCGTTCTTGGTGGCGGACGTGATGCTGTCCATGCCGCCCTTTGTCAGCGCACCGCCCATCGCCGCGTCGAACGCGCTCTTGATCCCGGCGATCCGCTGAGGGTTGCCGTTGGCGTAGTGGAATAAATTTCTCGCGACTTCTCGGACGTTGGCAGCCATCGACTAGGCCTGCATGTCAAACATCGAAGCCGGGTATGATCTTGAGCATCAAGGCCGCCACGATCTGCATCGCCTCGACGTCCCACGCGTGATTATTATTTCTTGTCCTAGTCCAGCGATACTCGACCTGTTTTGTCTTGGAGTTGCTTACCTCCTTCTTGACCTCAGAATCAATCTGCTTGAGGAAGTCTGGCGATACGTCGTCGGGGATGTCCCACGATCCGGCGATCCCTGTGCGGTGCGCGTGCAGAATGTCTTTGATCCGGTCGCTCGCCCAGTGCGAGTAGCGGGCTTTGCCGCCGCCGCTGGCGGTCGCGTCTTGAAATCGAGTGAACGGCCTGTGGATCACGTCGCCGTTCTGCTTCTTGTAGGCAAATGACTTCTGCCCGCTGCCGTGCAAGGCCGTCCAGTTCATCCGCGCACATGCCGAATAGACCTGGTCGGTGTCATAGCCAGCATCCACAAAGACCATCTGCGGCTTGATGCCGTAGCGCAGGGCAAGGTCATGGACGCCATCGAACGTCTCGATCCTGCCATACCATAGCAACATCGACTCGCCGCTCGCCCGCCATGCCCGCACACCTGCCCAGAAGTGATCCCGCTGCTTGTCAACGGTCAAGAACCGGTGCGCCTCTTCCTCGATCTTCTGCCCGGCGGTGAACTCGCTGACGAGGTAGCCATTGCCGACGAGTGCCGCGCGGTTGTCGGTCAGGTCTTCCTCCCAAGTTTCTGCCAACCGTTTCTGTATGAACTGCCGCAGCGGATCCACGTTGCCCACGCGCATCGCGGCCTTGGCTTCCAGCCAGAGCAGGACGATTTCCCAGAGCGGCTTGCGCCAGTTAGCCAGCACGTTGTAATGAAAGCCGACATGGCCGGGCATACCGACCGCGGTTGCGACGTATTGCCCGCCCTCGGCGAGCGCCCGCCGCGGCTGCGGCGAGTCCGGGCATGTCCAGTCGCATTCGGCGTTGTCGCATTTCAGCCGGGCGAGCTGCGCCCGTGCCAGTGGCTCCAGCGTGTCGTCCTCATAGCCCACGACGTTGCACCACTTCCACGGCTGCACGGTGCCACAGTCCGGGCAGGAGAAGCTGAACTCGCGCTGGTCGGAATGTCCCCACGCTTTATCGAGGTCGTCTCCTTTCACTCCTGCCTGCGACAAGATAAAAAATTGCCGGTTCCACCGATCATGCAGACGGCCTCGCGCTTCGTTCAACATGCCAGGACGATACTGCCACGCTTCGTCGCAAAACACCCGGCGCATCGACTTTGATTGCAAGCCGCTCAGGTTTGCGCCGGTCAGGAACAGGGACATGGATGGGAACAGGATCTCCATCTTGCGTTTTTTGTGCCGGTCACGGGGGAGTAGGGCAGCGGTTTCCGCCGTGTTCATAATCGCGTAGTCCATCCGCGTCTCTGCCCAGTCCTTCAAATCGTCATCGGTCTGACCGACCAGCAGCGTCGGTCCAGGATCTTCAGCGATGATGTAGCACAGCCCGGCCTCCATGAACGTGGTCTTTCCGGTTCCAATCGGTGCAAGATAGACGACCTCCTTCACCTCAGGATCGGCGATGATGTCCATCGGCTCAGTCTGCCAAGGTGCGTTGACGGTTGAATATTTCGGGGTGAGTCCGTCGAGGATAACAACGCGGTCGCTTGCCCATTGGGCAGGCGTTAGGTCGCTGGGTGGCCGGAAGTTCTTAAAAAATGCCCGCTTAATGCGACGGGATTTCTCCAGAAATTGGCGCTTTGATTCGCTCACCTTCATCGTAAATGATCTGTATTACCTGCGCGGATTTGTCCGCAATCAGTCGTTTCATGCCGGATGCGTCCAGCCCCTCAAGCATCGGCGGCAGGTCTGCCTCCATGCGCTTGATGGCGTTCCGCACCACGGCTGCGATGCCATCCATGCCGTCCTCGATCTGGGCAATCGAACAATACCGCTCCTGCTCGACCTCCAGTGCGTAGCCTGCACGGAGCGCATCGATCTGCACCTTGAGCGTCCGCGCGTCGTTGTAGGTGCGGGCAGCTTTGACCTGCCGCACCAGCTCCTCAAGTTCCTGCGGGTCACCGGTCGTGCCGCTTCGCTCCATGTGGCTCGCGCCCTCGGTCTTGCTCTTCTGAAGGAACTCGATGTAGCCGCGCACGCTGCGCCAAAGATCGAACTGATTGCGCTCGGTCTTGAAAATGATCCCATCTTTGGCAAGTTGTCCGATGCGTGCCGAAGTCAGGTTGAACAGGCGGCAGAGCTGCGTCGTGTCCGCCTGCGCAACCTTGGGTGCGGCAGGCTTCGCCAGTGTGGCCTTGGAGTCCTTCTTCGCTGGTGACTTCTTCGCGCTCATGGTCCTATGTATTCAAAACCTGCGCTTTTGCGTTTAGATGAATTAACTCTGCTTGCTTTTGATGTTTTGCCTCCCTTTGAGACATTTCCAAATCTGTGACACCTCCAGTTTTTTGATTTAGAACGATGGTGAATCATGGATGGTGCGGAAGTTGTGCAAATAAATCTAAATCCCTGTTTTTTGTAATGACTAGCCACAAGCTCGGAAAGACGATTGCCGATCCCTACGCCTTGAAAATCTGGCAATACAACTGTTCGATGCTCGCGCTTAAAATTGGCAACTTGCGCGTGCGGAAAATGAAGCACTGAACAAAATCCAACTGGCTTGTCGTTCCACGTAGCCACAAAGCATTGTGCCGCCTTGTGAATTTCGTGGTCTAAATAATGATGCTCCCTAAACGCTGACCAAGAGGTAGTTGTAGAGCGGAAAACTTCGAGGATGATTTCAGGGAATCGACTTCGACACCTCCCGGTAAATTTTTGCGTGCCAACATCAAAAACCCAATCGGGATCTAGCCAGTCGATTATGTCGTAATGACAAGACACGGCCACAAATTTCTTTTTTGCGTCGCGTCGAATGGCTTTTGAAATTGCCGCGCATCCTATTTTGGCGACATCTCGATCCACAACCGAGGTGAACTCATCAAAAACCGTGCCATTTTGATTTTCGATTATGCATCGAGCAAGCTCTACACGAAATTTCTGACCATTGCTCAAATGACTGAAAGGTTTTAACCAGTGAGGCGGTGATGAAAAACCAACCGCATTCATTATCCCGACAATAATTTTGGTCTCAATGCCTTTTGGGAAGTCGTCAATCACCGCGCAGTCATGAGACCATTCAAAACCAGAATGAAAAGTCATTTTTTGAAATGCTTCTTTGGCGAGAGTTGTTTTGCCGCTGCCTGATGGACCTACGATCAATCCGATTGACCAGTCAAGAGTCTCAATGGGCAGCTCAGAGTGCCATTCATGTCTGATTGATGGTTTGTCGTAATCAAACATTCCTCGCACCTGAGAAACGCGCAACGACTCTTTAATTTTGGTTTCTCTTACAATGTGGCAAGTCGGCATTTTATTCCTTTCTCGTTAAGCAGATTGTAAACCATACTCTGTTCTTCTTCGTGTTGGCATTCGGCGATCACCTCAAAGCATGATGAGATCGTCACGTCATTAGATATGACATTTTCTTCCTCTTTTCCGAAATCTCCAAGCTCCTCTTCGGTGAAGCCGACTAAGCCCAAGTCGAAATCCAACTCACGCAGGTCTGCCAGTTCCAGCCCAAGCATCTCCTCGTCCCA